GCCATTACCGCACAGGTAGTACCATCATACGTATACGGAACGTTGTTTCCCGTGCATATATAACATATATTATTAAACGTGGTAAAATGAACAGGCCGGTTTATTGTCAGCCCTGTTTGTACCGGCGTAGCATCATCATAATCACTTAATATCTCACCGTTGGCATCTGCTGTCAATACCTCAGATGTTCCGTCTTCCTGGGTATATTGATAAATACCCCATATCCTCGGCGTACCACCAATAGGAGTTCCGTTTACAACCGCAGTTCCACCACGTTTAGACCTACCGCCATCATGAAGGTTGATATTCTCGCTATCTCCAACCATCGAGGTAGGCGCAACCCGGTCTGTGTTTTTGTTGTAGTCAAACCCGCCTACGTTTAAGTCCATTACGAACGTCTCGCCGCGATATCCCATTAATATCCCCTGTTAATGTCCATTGTCCCTGAATTGCCGAACCCTACTACAAACTCTTTTAATCCCGATGAGAACTCTAGCCGTTCTCCCATATTGTTTGCCATTATAGACTCAAGAGACCTTTCTGCATCCCTTATCAAGGTGTCAGGCAGGCTGTTGTCGTTGTCGTGAGATAGTGCTATCGCAAGATTAAGTATCATTGCTGTGTTAAACTCTTGTGGAACGCTGAAGGTGGTTGCCTGTGCCGTTGGATTTGTTAAAGGTTTTTCTGATACAAGGTGAAAATCATAAGTTGTATCTGCCGCATAATCAAACTTTATACTCCCTGATGGGTATTGTGGGTCATAGTGTAGCCGCCGTGGTCTGCCCTGTGTTGTTTTGTCCGGGATTAACAAGTATTCAGACCTTGTCATATTAACATTTATAGGATAATCATAATTACTGATCCTTATAAACGCGCTTTTAACTCTATTAGGTCTTACAGTGCTTAAATCTTCACCGCCTGCGTCACCAATAGAATATACTGATTGTGCTGCTGTAAGTGTGAAATTTTCTGTTACAAACGAGGGAACAATTAATCCGTCTGCAGACCAGGTAGACAACATGTTTTGAAGGTCGGTAAGCCCATTTGCAAGTTGAGTTGAAGAAGTGGTCATTATCCCGTTTTTCCTGTATGCGGATTCTATCACCTGTTGCGCAGTCATGTTTGCCATTGTTACCTACCCCCATTCATTAAATAATCGTGATAATTACCTTTAAACGCTTTCTTGCCTACATGTTCAAATTCAAGGTTTGGATATACCCATAATTGACCACCAATAGCAGTCCATCTTTCACAAAACGCATAATCTTCTGTTGTCCATCTTTTACCCTGCGTAATCCCCATGTTAAATAGGTCATATCCGCTTGCTTTTCCAGTATCAGATATTTCTACATGACTACCTTCGTATTTAAGCTCTGGATATGCTTTCTGCATCGACTCTATTACACACCGTTTTATCCGCATAAACCCGGTAGGGAGATAATCAGCCTCTATAAGATAATCTGACTGGTCTTTGCCTTCCCTGCCAACCGGAATACCGTCTTTTGTTTTAATCTGCACAGGAAAAGAACATTCATCGCGTTTTAGTGGATATATTCCCGCAACTACCTTTTCTTCTCTTTTCAGTATCTTGATAACGCCTTCTGGATTAAACCCGACATCAGAATCAATGAAAAACAAGTCTGTTCCATCTGTGTCCATAAACATAGAAACAAGGGTGTTTCTTGCAATGGGTAATACCGCGCAATTAGCAAGAATCAAACAATCGTACTCTATGTTTAGTCGCTGTAATAGATGGAAGCTGGAAATCAAGCTCAATACACATCTTGATTCCAGCGTTCCATCGTATGTTGGTATAGCAAAGACTACTTTCACATCGCCCCTTATACGTCAGTTATTAATCCAAGATTAACAAGTGCTAACCTTAAGGCAATTGCTAATGCCTGAGTCGTTGCCGCATCAGTTCCTACTGCCGCACCAGTCTGTTTAACTACCGGTGTAGCACCAAAGAAACTGATTTTATCAGCAGCCCTTCCCATGCAAGTACCATCATCATTGCCATTGTCTAAATATTCTACTGCCATTTATAAACCCTCCTATATATCAATTGTTAAGCAGAGTTACGTACTCTACAAGCCCATTCAGGTCTTATCGTTTTATATCCATACACAACATCAAGCCTTGCAGGGAACTTGTCGTTTACGATATCCGCCCCTTTCCAGTACCTCATTGAAAGACCGTCCATGTTTGCTCTTGTCATTGTCTGATTAGGCACAATTGGCAAGTCGCCCATTACAAAGGTGAACGCATCACGATGATAAGCAAGGTTCTGTGGCCATACAAGAGAAGCTGCGCCAGAACCGCCACCGTCTGCATTAGTACCTGTAAGGTTAGTAACCGCCTTACTTGCACCTGCACTTACAAGGGCAACGTTCTGTTTTGCACCTGACGTTACAGGTATCGGTCTTACTTTTGGCGAGAAATCACCTGTGCCGGACTCAGTCTCAAGCGCGGTAACAACAAACTGCTGCAAGAATGACTGCTGTACCTTTGTTTCAGGGTTAACAGCGTACACATCTGCAATAGTAAACACATCACCGACAGTACAAGTAGTGCCGTCTGCCCAACCTGTAAAGGTAATCGTCTCGTCTCCGCTTGTAATACCAGTTGAAGTGTTACACACAGGTGTGGTGTCGGTTCTCGTACCGTTAGTATGGTTAGGTATCATTGAGCTTTCAAACCAGTTCATACCGGCAGCCCTACCCATTAAACCTTCCGAGAAACCTCTCTCAACTTCGCTTGCCTTATGGAAATATGCGCCAACATTGTTAACACATGCAGCCATTGAAGTCGGGTTAAGAAGCAACGACCTATTGTCTTTAGGAGCGCAAAAGTTAGATAGTTTCGCGCCTGCATTAAGAATAGACAACATTGTCGCAGGGGTTGTATCGTCTACACCTTGTATATTCCATACATCCTTATACACGTTCAGCACGTCAGACTCTACTTCAGCAGCAAGCCTCGCCATTGCAGGTTCAAGGTATCTTGCTTCAAACTCTTCAACACTGTTAAGGGTTTCGAGCGAGGTAAAGTTCGGAAGCGCTACATGTTTCTGTGTTGCTCTTGCAAGAACCTGAGTTGTTTCAACAATATCGGTGGTTGTTAGAGTTGCTCCAGTTGTTACTGTAAACTGTACCGGGTCTCTAATCTCCAGGTTTCCACCGCTTTTTCCATTCGCCCCAAATCTTGCATCAAACTGGCGGTTGATTGTTTTAAGGAATGTTAGCTTGTTGTGAAAGATAGCCAACGCCCTTTTTACAATATCACCATCATCAAGCGTAATTAAAGTATGTGACATTTTTTAAAACTCCTTATCCAAATTTTTGTTTAAGTTTTTTAAGCCTTTCGTTTTGATAGCGCTTAAACCACGCATCGTCACTAAGGTCGTTTTCGTTTACATTGACCGCCCCTGAATTTGCATCTACAGGGCTGATCGGTTTTGGCGCAGAGGTCATTTTGCTCCTCGCGCTTGTAAATTTCTGCTCCAGCTTTCCAATTTCACGGCTAATAGCAACACTGCTGCCGAGCGATTTTATCCTTTCGAGTTCCTTGGGGTTCTTGTTAAGGTATAAAGCAATCCTCGCGCTTTCGTCACTATCACTGATAATATCCTGTGCCGCTCCATAAAAAGTCCCGGCAATAACTTCTTCTGCGTCCGGGAACTTCTTTTTAAGGTCTTCTACTTGTTTAAGAAACCTTTCATTGTTAGCAGCTATACGCGCATTCTCAGAAACCTTACTCTCTTCTGCTTTCTGAATTGCAGTGTTATATTTAAGGACATCACCCTGCCATTTAACCATTGCCTCTTGCCACTCTTGAGTAGATCCGTATTCATCTAAAACAGGAGCCAATGGTACTTCTTTTGGAACAAGCCTTTCAGCTTCTAAGTCTTTTACTCTTTGCTCTGCCTCCCTGTATTTCTTGGTTATTTCGTCAATACGGGCTTGGTGCCATGGGGGAGTACCCTCTTTACTTTTTTGTATATCAGATTTAACAGGAGCGGTTTCCTCAACTCCAAGAATATCTTCTATACTTGTTCCCGTAGGCGTTTTGTCTACTATTCCAGTACCACCTTCAACAGGCGCGGTCCCTGTTACTTCCGTTTCTTCTCCCGCTAGGATTACGTCTTCCTCAGATTGAACAGTCTGATCCTGTGTTTTTGGGTCCATTGCTTAATATCCTTTCCCTTGTTTATAGTCTCAGGTTAGACTTGTTGTTGCCCGCCAGAAGGAGGTTGTCCTTCTTTTGGTTGAACTCCCAGCATTGCTGGTAATATTTCTTTTATGTCTGCCTCTATTTTTTTGGCGTTTGGCCAATCCTGCATTTCTGCAATTCGCGGAGCCAAAACCATAGATAACTGCGGAGAACCCGATGCAAGGGCGATCATTCCCTGTAACGCTTCCTGCCGCCTTGTAGACATAATCTTTACGTCTTCTATGACGTCATACTTCCCTACAGACAAATCATTCACCACAAAGGATTCGCCCGTAGCCTCGTCCACAACGGTATGATTGATCTTTACCAATCCATCCTGTTGTTCCGGCGACGATGCTTCTTCTCCTAATATTCTTACCCATCGCTCAGTATCGTAAATCTTTGGAATGAGGTCTATAAGCTGCCTTGTTGAAGAAAGCATTGCCTGTCTGAAATTATCTTGAAAGTGATATACTCCGAAATCACTTCTGCTTGCACGTTGTTGTATTGCTACCCCTGTACGCTCATTGCTTCGCTCACCAAAAGAGCTGTCATACATACCAATAGTGTCTTGTATGTCTCGCTGCGCTAGTTCGAGCATTGATGCGCCACCTGTAGGCACTTGAGGAGCAGGCTCGCGCCTTGGAGAAAGGTTTCCGTCACGCTTCCACGGAAGATATCCAAGAACTTTCTTATGTGCTACATCCCAAAACTTCTCAAGCCCACCTATCATTTTCATTGTGACTAGATATGGAGCTTTAACCGCAAGGGCTACGGTTTCTGTCATGTAAGACTTCCAGTAGTTATACATGCGCTGATCATCTATAGCGTCTGAGATCAAAGACCTTTTATATACTTTCCCGTCAAGAGATACCCAATCGCCCTCAACAGAGATAATAGGGATATCTTTTCCTGCCCAATCCCCTTCGTCTAGTACTTGTGACTGTGTGATCTTTGCCCACTTCACCTTGAACATCTTCGGCGATTTTTCGCGAGTAATAGTCTTTCCTGATGAAAGAAGCAATTCTTTTGTAACCTTGTCGCTAAGCTCAAATACTTCAACGTCACCAGTCAGGTTGTCTACCGTCTGCACTATCGTAGTAGAAACCCGCTCCTTGTAGAAATATTCAGCGACATATACGTTGTCTCCGTCATACCAGTCAAGGTCAGTGTCTGTGATCTTCCCTTCAAAGCTTTCCTTGTGGGCATCAGGGTATTTAAAAGAGAACTCTTCTTCGGTCATTTTCTCCCTTACAAACCCATACATACCGTCAGTGTCGAGATACGCAGAAAATTGGTTTTCTATCGGCCTGATAAACAGTTCCTGCTCAAAAGAATTGTCCAGTTCTTCAGTAGTAATCCTCCAGAACCCAAAGCCTCCGGCAATTGCTTGTTCTCCTGCGGTTGTGTATATTTTGGTTGCGTTAGAGGCATGCTCGATCTGCCTGATTATTCCAGAATAGATATCTGCTATGGCACGATCACCTTTATCATCAACAGGGCGTACATTTCCCGCAAATCGCTGATCTCTTTCTCTGTTAGATACCTGCGCTACAAATTTACGTAGCTTGTTTGAGGTTAAACATGGGCGCCTGTCCTCCGCACGTTCTTTACGTATGGATTCTGGCCACTGCCCTTCGCCTATATTGTAAGCAAAACGAAGGTCTGCTTTTGCTGCTTCCCTATTATGGCTATCGCGTGACGATAACACATCAAACCGTTTTAAGGCGGCTACGAGAAGATCGTTCTGTTTGTTTGTTAGTTTTTTTGCCATTATTCCGCATGTGCGAACACTTATCTGATGCTATAATTTTAAACGGTACTCAGTAAATTCTCTTTAAACTGTTTAAGCTTTGCGTCTGCTGTTGTTATTTTATCTTCCAGCGCCTTTAGCTCTTCCAGGCGGCTGTTGAATATTTCGCCAAGGTCTTTCATTGCCTTACTGTGATTTCTTTTCGCCTCCTCCATCTCTCTTTCATGGATTGCGTTTTGAGCTTTCTCTTTCTGTTTCCAGCCACTCTCGATAAACAGATTAAGTTCTGTTTCTCTCTTTATCTTCTCACCGATAGTAATATTTCTAGCAGCAACGTCTTTCTTGGCTATATCTATCTTGGAATTAAGAATTGCAAGCTCTTTGTTTCCCACCTCTGTCTTTAATATTAAGTCTTTCTGTTTTGCCTCAAGATCACGGATTACATTATCTTTATCTAATGCAACAGCTACCAAATCTTCTACTCCCCTGAATACTCTAAGGAATTTGTTTATTTTTGACGCTTGCGCTTTTAGTTCACCATAATTATACTCTTTCTTTTCTGCCATTTTTAACCCCTTATCTATTTTTAACATATAACAACATTGTAATATCCAGGTCTGTAGATGCTCCACCACCTGTAAGAACAGGCTTGATTAACGCGGTATGCTGCATAACCACTTTTACCTCATTTGCCGCAAGAGCTGTGAGAGCGGTGTCAAACGCATCTGTCAAAACAGAATATACAGGAGTTGTCGGATGGTTAGAGCCGTGTATCGCAATTGTGCCTGTATCGTATGTTCCATGTAGATCAATAGATTTGTCAGGATATGCAGTGCAATCAAAAGGCGCACAGGTATCACCATTTGCAATATTATTCCATTCAACAATCCTGACATCCATTCCTCCGTATGATTGCTGAAAAACACTTGTAGGACTAACAACCTTTGCCATCTCTCACCTCTCTTTTATAAAATAATATTATTTAAAATCTTCTTCTACGCCTTAAGAATGTGTATGACCCTTTTGCTGTCGGAACACCCGCAGCCTTCGCCGTGAACGTACCATACAGCCTACCTGGTCCACCCACAGCAAGTCTGGTTATCCGGTCAGCAGCAACATCACCGGCAGACTTGGCTGTAAACACGCCGTATATTCTACCTGGGCCGCCTACGGCTAGCCTTGTATATTCATTTCCATCAAGTGCCATACCTTATACCAATACTGCCGTGTGCGAAGATACAATACTAAACGGAACCGCAGTCACCGTAGCTGTTTTAGTTGCACCAACATAATCTGTTATGTTAGTCGCCACTTCGTCTAATGTACCCGCATTAAAAATAAGAACCCTTCCATTGTAATGATCGTCATTAGCACTTGCAGCAACACCATCAACATTAGCCAGAATTGCTGTAGTTGTATTACCACCATCTGAGAACGTTACAGGCTTCGCAGTAGCAGCGTGCCTGGTCATATACAATAACTGTGCTGCCGTTGGAGTCCTTGCTTCCATCTCTGCATTTGTAGGACCATCATAATCAGTAAGCGCAGTGTCTACTTCTGTGTTAACACTGGCCTTCATTGTAGCTGTCAGGTCTTGTGCCGATGCTATTGTTACACCATCTGCACCTGTTATCGTATCAAGATCAGTTTGAGCGGTCGCAAGATTAGTAATTATTGTATTACAATCTCCACTCATATCATTTGCTGTTTGGGTAGTTCCTCCAACGCTTAATGTATTTGCATCAACTTGGTTTGCAACTGTGAAAACAAACTTATCTGTTACTGTTTTTATTGCGTCAATAAGTGCGTCTATCCTGCCAGCGTCCTGTAATTCATTCATCACAAGCCCTGCGGTATCTGCTGTCACATGCCCTGCCATAAGCTCGTCCCATATTGCGTCAGCTATTGCTGCTGCAAACGTGGAAGAGCTTAA